GCTTGGAAACTTTTTTGTTCCTTTTCCCATTTTTGATATTTATCGTATTCGGCTTTATCGACTTCTTTTTTATTCCGACCAATTCTATTACCAATTCCCATTGTAATTCTTTATCTTATAAATATTTTATTGTTTGTTTTGGGTTTCCTCAACAAACTTATTAATCAAATATTTTCTAGCATAAGTCGGTATTCTCATAAACTCTGAGTATTGAGTTCTGAAAATTTTAGAGAAATAATAAAATTCATCAAGAATTGTTATCTTATATTGCGAAGAAAGGCCGAAAAAACTCCACCCCAAAAGCAACATCGACTACTGCTTTTTCTCCTGACGGGGCGATAACTTCTTTTTTTAAATCTAATCTTGGTTCATTATCTAATACAAATTTTCTAATGAATTTAGAATCCCCAATCGGCATACTTTCCACAAATGTGGAAATATTAACTCTATCATCATTACCGTCAATACTAACAATATGTTTGTTTAATCTTGTGGTAATTGTCGGAGCAACTCTTTCAGAGGGATACGATTTAATGATTCTCTCAATTTCCATTCTATCAGCCAACGATAATAACTTTAAAGTTACTTTTCTTTTTGATACAGGTAATTCAGTGTTGAAGAATCCATTCTCGTCTACTTGGTGTTCTGTTTTTTTGTAATTTAATTCATCTAACATTATTGACGCAACAAAAGTTTCTTCTGTTTTCGGATCAACAAGTGTTAACCTATACTCAGGTCCAAACGCGGTATTTCTTAAGAAAAGTAATATAGCCTCAACATCTCCATCAAGAAGTTCTTCAGGTCTTAAATCTTTTTCATAAAGTTTGTTTCGCAATAAAGGTAAGATAATTGATTCGGTAATATTTTTTCTACCATCAAAATCTGAAAGGATATTTTCATCCACCGCAGTTAAGTAACCAACTTTAATTGATTTTTTCTTTGATTTGTAGAACACCCCTTGCGTTGGTAATTGTATTACATCGTGTGGGAGGCTAAACCCTTCTTGACCTGCTGCATATATATCTTGCTCCATAATAGTTTTTGTTTTAATAATAGTTGTGGCGAAGTTATAGTAAAGATAATTCTTTCTTAAGTTCTGATATGACCCATTCAGGTCTTTCATTTATATCTTTTTCCCAATATCTAAGTAATTTTATTCCGTGATTTTGACATAATTCATCTTTAAATAGATCATTTTTTTTTGTCATTTTTTGAGACTCGTATAACATTTCGGAATGTTTTGTATTGGGGTTGGAGTGGTAAAAATCTCCATCAACTTCTATTAATATGTCTTTGTTTTTAATTTTAAAATCAAATAATCTTTTTTTAAATTCAAATTGAATCTCAAATTCAACACCAATTAAATTTAACATCATTTCAAACTTAATTTCTAATTTAGTTTTTTTATTAGATTGTTTTGATTTTAACCACATAATTCTTTTATTTGATGAATTTTCTCTAAGTTGTGGGTTACCTTCGTATCTTTTCTTTTGAGTAATTGATAATTTACGTTTAGATTCCTCAGATTTTGGTTTTCCTTTTAATTTTTTAGATATTTTTTTACCTCTTTCTTTATTGTTTTTCAATTTATCCTTAATACCCTCAATTTTTTTTATTGTCTCCGGTGTTTTATCTTCCCACCAACCTTTATACTTTCCTTCTTCCCAATTTTTCTTTTGGGTCTTAATTGCCTTTTGATGAGTTTCAGGATTTTTGTGGTAATTATTTTTACCGGGTACTCTATTATGGTGTGATTGGACGAATTTAGAATACCCCTTAACTACCGATATAAAACTAGGTATTTCACCACAACCACACTCACATTTAGGTTTTACACCATTTAAAACGTAATTAAGATAAATTTTTTCAGAAGAAATATTATGTTTCTGAATGGAGTGTGACCTTAACGAATTAATGTTACCACATTCTTTTTGACATATTTTACAAATAAAAATTCCCATACATATAAATATATGGGAATTTACAATATTGTAAATGGTTAGGTATATTTTAGTAGTACCTAAAAAAAATCAATACACAAGGATACATCTATCCATTTGGATAGTAGAAGTGATTCCTGCAATGTTATCACTATTGTAAGCTAACGAACCTCCATCGTATCCTGTTAAGAAAGATCCTTCTAAAATCCATTTCTCAACAACAACTCCTGTTGGGTCTAACATCTCAAGGTCAACATTTTTCTTGTAACCAGCGGCATAACCCATACGTCCTGTAACTGACTCAGCACATAAACGAATCCATTCCATAACCGCTTGTGAAGCTGAAGGTCCGATCGGGTCACGGAATTTTACCGTAAGTGGTTCCCATTTAAATCTACCCGCAACAAATGTTGAAGTATTCAAGAATTCAATCTCTTTTGATGCGATAGTCATCTTAGGTCTTGCGAATGATTCAACATACCACTCATTAATACCAAGTGATGATGGAAATCTTAAAATCCATCGGTTTTCTCTTTTCGGTTCGTAAGGAATCGGCATTTTCATTAACAAATCAGCCATATCTATTTTTTTTTACTTTTGTTTTATTTTTTATTATAAATAGTATGAAATAAAAATTTTTCTATTTACTTCAAATATTTTTTGGGTTATACATTTACTAGGCCTAGAATTTATTAATATTTAGTTTTCTTTCCTTTAGTAGTATGATATATATCTAATCCTTCTTCATCACTAAAATGCTTCTTCATAGCTTGTACATTTCTTAAGTCATCATCTGAAAAGCCTACATTAGGTACAAAGTAATTACTTATCTTGTTTTTCATAAATGCCTTTTCTTGTAATTGTCTAGAAAGGTCTTGAACATAAGTCATAAATCCTTTCATTGCTTTTACTTTTGACTCTTCAGGGTTGGTAGCCGAACCTTCTCCGAAACTTACAGGGTGATATTTGTTCATATCTAAATAAGTTCTTACTAATTCGTCATCACTTAAATCTTCTTCATCTGCCAACTCTCGATATTTTCTTAAGTTTTTAACCAATTCTTTTTCACTTATTCCGTGTTTGTTTTTCTTGATTAAATTGTAAACCGCATTTTTAAGAACTGAAGGTGTGTGACCTCTAGCTGTGATAATTGAGAATATTGATCCGTTATTAACCGCCTCAACAAAATCACTCCATGCAGGACCTGTAGGAGCTTTCATCGCGTCCTTTAAGAACTGATTATCACCCGGGACATTAAAGTCCCTAAAAGGGTTCTCATCGAACGATACGATAGTGTGTCCTTCATACTCAAAAGGTTCTTTACCGATTTCGGTTCTATACTCTGCAAAATCTTCCGTCGACATACCAACACTTTTTCCTTTATCGTCTTTAAGATAAATTTTAGTTGGCATATACATTAGATTATCATCCCAGTCAAAAGCATAATACTTCATTGTAGGTTTCATTTGATCGTGAATGATCTCAGATATAACTTCTCTAACAATTTTTTTGTAATTCATATTAATAAATATCACCATAAATAAAAAAAGGGGAACTTTCGTCCCCCTTTGTATTTGAATAATAAACCATCTTATATATTCTCAAACGATGCTCCTGTTGGAGTAATGTAGAATGTGATGTCGATGAACTCAAGAGATCTTGTAGGTTTGATGTAAATCTTACCTGTCAATTGATTTCTATCAATATCCTCAGGACTTGAAGAAACCGTTACTCTAAAGTCGTAAAGACCTCTATCTCTTCTGATTGCATCTAAGATTGGATTCACCGCGTTTAAGAAGTCCTGTCTTACTTGTGCGTCGTTTTGTTCAAACAATAATCTTACAGACACCGCTGAAATTAATTTACGAGCTTGTAATAACAATCTTCTAACGTTGATTCTATCAAGTGCAGATTCTCTAACTTGAAGAGTTTTATTACCCCAAATTACCGTACCAACATCAGAGAAGGTTGCGATTGGGTTAATTCTACCAACATATAGAATGTCTCTATCTTCTTGAGTTAACTTCTTACGAGCTTTAACACAATTAACAATACCACGAGTGTAACCTGCCGCCGCGAACCAAGGGAATGCGATGTTATCGGTTAACGCCAAGTTTCTTGTTACCTCAGCCGTTGGTGGAATATAGATTTGAGTGTTGTTAACGCTGTCACGAGTTAATACCCAAGGGTAGTAAGTTGCCGTGTAGTTAGAGTCAATACCTGTGTTATCTAAATTATCAACCGCTTCTGTTGGGTAAATAAATCCGTCAATACCTGTTGTTGTTGGTAAATACAAATCATAATCAGGAGTTGTACACACATAAAGTGAATCCGCTCTACTGAATTCGATCATATTAATTGCCGACTCAACCAAGTTACTATTATTAACATAATCAATACCAGGGGTAACGAATACATTAATGTTTGTTGCCTCAGGGTTAGCGAATGTTTGTTGACCCAATAGGTATGCGTAATAATCTGAATTCGCCCAATTCTGAGTACCATCACCAAGAGAAATCTGTTTAAATGCTCCCCATCCTGTTGCGTTAGGGTATCTAGTTGATGGACAAGATCCACGTAAGAACCCTCTTCTACCGATTTCGAATTCGTCCGTGTTAGTTCTCCACTCTCTATAGATGTCCCATCCGTCAAATCCACCTTGTACTAAGAATGTAAATTTACGTGCGAATAATCTGTAGTAAGCATTTGTTGGTAATTCAGGATCTGTAATGAACGGTGAGTTACCACAAATAAATCTTGTTTGACCACTTGTTGAGAACTCAGGTCCGATTGTTAATCCACTAGCGTTAACATCCATATGGAAACCTGCTGACCTGTAATTAAATGGTAAACCATCTATATCACAAGTGTTGTTTGGATTTCTCTTACCAACATACTCGAAGTAAGCCGGATCCCATCCAAGGCTATTAGATATACCTAAGTATGTTCTTCTTACATTGTCTCCTGGGCTAATTAAAGCATCATCGTTACCTGTTGATAAACCAAATGGTGGGTTATAAATAACTTCACCAGGGAAATCGTATTTACCTTTAATGATTGGGAATGGTGAGTTAGCTCCCGCATAATTTCTAAAATTAAATCCATTAAATCCACAAGGAAGTGAATCGATAGGTGCGTCCTCATTCATTTCAACCATAACATATTTAGAATTCAATATGTATTCTCCGTCTAATGTTCCGATTTTATTACCGATAAAGTTATTTTGTCCCGGATCCATCGTACAATTAGTGTATTTCTCAATAACCACTGGATTTGCATCGGTATCAAAATAATCACGAATTAATACGTCAAACGTTAAGTTGTTGTATGTTTGATTAATAATCGATATTTTAACTAATGTGTTTGCCGCATCACCATCAGAAACTGTATAGAATCTAAATAAGTCATAAACTTTATTACCTCTTAATTCAGATACAACCCAAGGTGAGTTAGGTGTTTGCCATCTGTCTAAGTACCACCCAATTGAATTAGGGTCACCGCTTTGAGCAGAATCTAATTCAATAAACTCAGAGTTTAATCCTCTAATGTATCCTTTTTTCCAAGAATAATTTAAGAATGATTGGAATACTTCTTCCGCAAATATTGGAACCTCAATTCTTGGTTTTTGGAAGTTACTAACTCCAAACACTTTTGTGATATACTCAGGATCATTTTGTGTTAATGATGTTTCAAACGTAAAGTTTGTTCCAAATTTATCTTTTGCATTTACCGCAAATGTTAAATAAGGGTTCTTAAGAACACCAGAATATTGTCCTGTCATATCTAAAGAAACATCTGTTACACCCGTAACTGAATACATTGGGTTTGTGTCTGTGGTATAAGTTGATAAACCTCTTGATCTTAAAGTTGCAACAACTACGTTATCGTAATCAACATAAGATGTCCCCGTGTAGTAATAAATTTTACCCACAACCGTACCTGAATAACAATCAATATTAACCGGTGTTGGTGTTGGTGTTGGTGAAGTAAAAGGTGATGGGGTAATACAAGGGTTAACAAATGATGGTGTTGGTGTCGGTGTTGCCGACGCTTGAGGAGTTGATGTTGGGTTAGGGTAGTAAGCCGTTAAACCTGACACATATGTAAAGAATGAATAACCTGAATAATTTGTATTACCAGTGTTAGCAAATAATGCGTAGTACCAAGAGTCATTTAATGATGACATAAGATCAGTTGCATCCAACGAAACTGAAGGGACTTCGAATACGTTTGTTTCTGCCGTCCAACCAGCACCATTTAATGTGTTGTAGTCATCTGTATCGATAGAACCAAAATATGCGATTTGTTCGTCTTCAGCGGTGTACGGATTATCACTTGTAATTACACCAAATATCAAACTATTAATTTGAGCTTCTAATGTTGATGTGTCCCCATTAAATTCTTCATATTGTTGTGCAAGAATATCCTCTATAATTGAAGGGAATGATCCGTTATATCCGATCGTTTGTTCTCCATTAGTACAAGCCGTAAATGGTACTGAGAATGATAATACTTTAGGTGTCACACAAGTTGTAACACAAGTATCAAAATCAGTTACAGAACTTAAACACCATTGATTGATTGTTGCAGGATTAACGTTTGCAACCGTTGTTATTGACCAAGATGGTCCCGCATCATAACCAGATAAACCTAATATTCTAGTTACAAACAATTGGTTAGATTGTTGTAAATATGCTTTTGCGATGTAGGCCGCTTCGTATTTAGGGATCTGAGTATTAACAAATTTTTCAGGTGAAGTCCCACCAAATACGGTTTGGAATTCATCGAAACTTGTAATAAAGATCGGTTCGAAAGCAGGACCTATTAAAGTCTCACCTGCAATACCTAATGTAGTTACCCCAACGCTTTGTGCTACAAAACTTAAGTCAACTTCAGAAGTATATACACCAGGAGAAACAAAAACCTTACTGTTTGTTGCCATAATTTAAAAATGTCTTTTACTTATTTATTTACCTATAAATATTATAGAAAAAAGGAAAAACTTTACATTATAGAAAGTATTTATATTTTGGTATGATTTTATTCTGCCTTTTTTCTGCCCTATGGATAAAGATATTAAGAAGATAAAAAATTTAAAAATTTCAATCGAATCTCACGAAACACTAAAGAAGTATTGTGATAAGAGGGGAATTAAAATGTATAAGTTTTTAGAGAACCTTATTTTTGAAAAATGTAAGGAGAAAAAAGATATATACGGGGAAGATTAAACTAAGAACTGAGAGTAGGAAACACTACCATCTAACAATGGATCTTGTTTGACAACATCAATTCTTAAAGTATCCCCATTATTAATCTGAATTCTGTTTACGTCATCACCATAATATTGGTCGTTTATATAAACTGAATATGAGTCCAAATTTACGGAGTCCTCAAATAATAAATCACATTCATATTCAAAATAAAATTCTTGAGTTGTATTACCAACGTAAGATAATGTAATAACTTCAGGTTGAATGGGAGATTGTTTCTTTTGTGGACCTTTAGCCGGTCTTTGATCAAGTTCGTACATTTGGAACGTTCTTGATAATGCAGGGTAAACCTCAAACTCATCCTCATCAATTAAGAACCCCATCATTGTGAATTCGTATTTTTGGATATAATATTTTCTTTTCTCTAAATCTAATGAAGATTCATCTGACATACCATCATTAATGATTGGAATGTAATGTCCTTTAATTGTTTGGTACGCTTGTCTTGATGCGAACGTCTCCATTATTCTTTTATTAAGAGTATTGGCTTCCCTCATTCTATTACACACAATTGCCACCGTGTATTTTATATCAACAGGAACTGGTTGAGGTATTTTATAAATATCGGCACCAACTCTATTCCCATCCCAAGTTGGGACTTCCATATAGTAATACATTCTTCTATTTGGTATATTATACATAACCGCAGGGTTATTACCATATTTCACTTCAGGGTTTCTAATTACCGTAATAAAAGGGGGTTCGATATTTTTATCAATGTTTTGTATGTCCCACGTTTGGACAAATTGAGACCAGTTTTGAGTTGTTACCAAAATATCAACAACAGGAATTGTTTTACCTTCTGACGAAATTTTAAGAGTTCCTTTAACAAAATCTAAAAATCCCCCATCTAAATCGGCATGAAGTAATGACTTAGGAAGGTAAGTTCCGTCCTTAGTTATCATATCTTTAATTTCTTCCCTTCTCGGTAAAAGAGTTTTAGGGTAGTTCAAAGGTATGAATGGTTTAACTGATTTCTTTGGTAGTCCCATTATAATCCTCTAAATTCATTTGGTCCAACAGGAGCCGCTATTATTGTTCTATAAAAGGGTTTGAAGCCTTTATATGTGTGTTTTAAATCCGAAACTACACGACCATCATTAACGACCGTATAATATCTAACAAAATTTTCTTTATCGTAATATCCAATGTAATCCCCAAAATCAATATCGATATCTAAATCCTCTAATGTTTTTAAATAAACTGACATTGTAATATTTCCGGGTTCCATCTGATCCATTCTTGTTGATCCCAAAAATTTATTATCGGGAGCCGCAATCCCAACGTAAGCATTAAACTCAACGGGAGGTAAAAATTTAATACCATCCTGAACTACTTCCCCATAGACATCGTCGGTTTTAATTTTGTTCTTATCAACCCTATAAAGGACACAAGTGAAATTCATATCACCGATAAGCCATTCTTGACCCATCCCAATTTCTAACTCAAAATCACGATCTCCAAAAAATTTACCCAATCTACTTATAGGAACACTACTTTGCATAATACGTTTTTCTTGATAAATATTCTTTTTATTGTTATTTTTATTAAAAAGATATTTTGGAGAATACTAAATCACTTATTGAACATAAGGCGTTGGATTTGCTCGACACCTATAGTGGTGCGAATAACTATATACTTTATTTAAAAAATAAGAAGGAAGTATCAAGTAAATTTTACCCAACAAGAACTCAAGCAGATTACATTACGACGTATTACGACACAACACCTAAGGTGGCTCGAAAGTGGGTTGAGTTGGATTCTTACTTTGCTAAAAAGTTTTCAGAAGAAAGATATCTACTACAAGTCCCCGAACAAATATTCATAGAAAAACTTTTGGTTGAGAAAGAAAAGTCGTATCATATTTGGGGTAAATTTTTTGATAACGATAAGTTAAGTGAGTTTTGGGTTCCAAAATCGGCACTCATTAAAACCCACAAGATAGAAAAAGTTGAGATTGATTATTCAAAGTACTCTCACCGACCACCGTTAGATCATCAAAGGATTGCGATTGAAAAATTGGCGGGGTCAAAAAGATTTATTTTGGCTGATGATATGGGTCTTGGTAAAACAACATCAACAATTATTGCCGCGTTAGAGACGGGTGTTAAAAAAATATTAATTGTTTGTCCCGCGTCTTTAAAGATTAACTGGCAAAGAGAGATTGAGAATTATTCTGACCGATCTGTTTTTATTGCGGAAGGAAAGAAATTCTCAACAGAATCCGATTTTGTGATTATGAATTACGATATTCTAAAGAATTTCTACGATTCAGACCCAAAGAAAAAAGATGAATCACTTTTATTACAAAGTAATTTTGATCTCGTTATTTTAGATGAAGCACATATGATTTCAAATGTTCAGGCTCAAAGAACAAAAATAATTAATAGTTTTGCAAAAAAAATAGATAGAGTTTGGTTATTAACGGGAACTCCTATGACATCTCGACCTATGAACTATTACAACTTACTAAACTTAATTGAGAGTCCTGTTGCTCAAAATTGGAAAGCTTATGCGATTCGTTATTGTCAAGGGTTTCAGTTTACAGCAGGTAAAAGAAAAGTATGGAATGTAACGGGGGCATCGAATCTTGAGGAATTACGTGATAGAACCTCGAAACAAATTCTTCGCCGTTTGAAGGAGGATGTTTTAGATTTACCCGATAAAATCATCAGTCCTGTTTATTTAAGGTTGAAATCCAAAGAATATGAAGAACTTATGGGTGAATACTTTGATTGGTACGATAAAAATCCCGATGAATCGTCTTCACTTACGGTTCAGTTTTCAAAGTTAATGAAAGTTAGAAAAGTGATTGCAAATGAAAAAGCAAAACCAACAATCGATTTTGCGGAGAATATTTTAGATCAAGGAAAGAAGGTAATTATATTCACCAACTTTACGGACACACTCCAAACAATCTATCAACATTTCGGTAAACAAGCCGTTTATCTTGATGGTAGTTGTTCTAACGCAATGAGACAACAGGCTGTTGACCAGTTCCAAAACGACGACAAGATAAAGGTATTTGTTGGTAACTTAAAAGCTGCAGGTGTTGGTTTAACATTAACAGCCGCTGAGGTTGTTATTATGAATGACTTATCTTTTGTACCTGCAGAACACGCACAAGCTGAGGACAGAGCATATCGTTATGGTCAGAAATCAAATGTATTGGTTTATTATCCGTTATTCGAAAATACCATTGAGGGTGCGATTTATGATATCCTTAATCGTAAGAAAGAAATAATTAGAACCGTAATGGGTGATGGGGTTATTGAAAGTACTGGTGATGTGGCGGAAGAAATCCTTAAACTTATAAACAAGAGAAGGTAATCCTTTTTAGTGTTGGGGATATTTATTTGTAATGAGAGTTTCAATCAAACACGTAAATTGCGATATGTCTAAGGAAGATAAAGATCTTGCTAAAAAATTTATTGCTTTTTTACAAACCAAATACCCTTTAAAGAATGATTTAAAAGTTACTTTTTTAAGCGATAGAAAAGGTGAAATGTCCACAGGTAGTAGAACAATGGATTCCGAATTAAAAATCTTATCTAAAGGGAGACTTAATAGGGATGTATTGAGAACTTTGGCTCACGAGTGGGTACACGAACACCAAATGAAAATTCTTAAAAGACAAGTTGGTCCTGATATTGGAGGGAAGAATGAAGACGAAGCAAATGCGTTTGCTGGTCAATTAATTAAAATGTTTGAGAAAAAACACCCCGAGATACAAGAGTTAATGTTTGAGAGTAGAGGTATTGAAAAAAGGTTGATGATTATTAACGAACAACTTTTAATAACCGAGAAACAAACAATTAAGGAAAACTTAATAGTTGAAATGAAAAAAATCGGGATTGAGAAATTACCTTACTCGTACTCATCACTTAAGAGATTCATTGATTCAAAAACTATGGATATCCACTACAACAAACATTACAAAGGTTATGTGGATAAATTAAACAAATCACTTAAAGACAAAGAAGGTGATATGGATCTTGAGGAGATTATTAAATCCATTGGTAAATTTGACGATAAGGTTAGGAATAATGCGGGCGGATCTTTTAACCACGCTTTGTTTTGGAAAATGCTATCCCCGAAGAAACAATTACCGAAAGGTGAAATATTAAAAAAGATAACATCTGATTTTGGAAACATAAAAAAGATGAAGGATGAATTTAACGAAGCGGCTAAAGATCGTTTTGGATCTGGTTGGGCTTGGTTATATCTTGCAAAGGATGGTAAGTTAAAAATTATGTCCACACCAAATCAAGATAATCCTTTAATGGGTATCGTTAAAGGTGGTGGTTATCCACTTCTTGGTCTTGATGTTTGGGAACACGCTTATTATCTAAAATACCAAAACAAAAGAGACGAATATATTAAAAAGTTTTGGGACGTTGTAAATTGGGAATTTGTTAATGACCTTTTTATTAAAAGAACTTCTAAGAAAAAATTAAATGAATCAACATTAATTAATGAGATTGCACCAAGAAGACACTCAAAAATAGATTACTTATGTAAACAATCTAAAACGGAAGAATCTCAATATTGTCAGTTAAAAAAATTTAGAGATAATTTAAATGATGATTACCTTAAACGAGAACTTGAACATTCAATCTTTATTTTAGATGGGTTTTTTGCTAAGAAGAACGTTGGTACATTTCCTGTCATTATAAAATTGGCGTTACAGAACCAAGAAAGAACCGTAAACTTTTTAGAATTAATTTCTGACTTTATTGTTGATAAAAATTATGAAGATAATGAAGTTAAAAAAATCCTAAACAGACAAAGATATTCAAGTACGGTTCCGGATAACTTAGAGGGTTTATTAGCATACGCAAGGCAAAAAGAACATAGTAAGTATGAAGAAAAATTTACCGGAAAGTTCTTCAAGAAAAAACAAACTAAACTACAATTGGATTATAAATGTTCTGACAACGCAAAAGAAAAATTAATCGATGTAATTAAAAAAGTTCATTCAGGAGAAGAAGCGATAGACATTCAAGCGGATAAAATAATATCGTGTTTAACAAAATCGTTTAAAAGTGGAACATATTACGTTAAGGCGGACTTAATTTCAAAACAAGATCTTAAAGACGAAGATGGTAAAGTAATATTCCCATCAAACTCATATTTTGAAGTTAAGAAGATGGATCCATTCATCGATAGTTACTTATCTGAATTTTTCTCAATATTTAAACAGAGTTCACTAGCTCCCGAAAAACAAATTTATATCGACCCATATAATCAATTAATTGATAAACTATATGTTTGGTTGCTTAACAATTCAGGTGCCGATGAGTATTTAGAAAAAGTAAAACAAAAGATGTCAGGTATTATTTATGAGGGAGATTTTATTATCCCTATAGAATATATTGATTTGTATTGGTCCAATAAAGGTCAAAGAGGTTGTGACGAAAAAAGGCTATCAATTCGTTTTAGAATAAAACCTGAATATAGCTCCATTAAAGGATATATCTTTAAGGATAAAGATACTCTTGTAACAAAAGAATTACCGGTTAAAACAACCCAAAGAGAAAAGATCGTTTGTCCTACAAATGAATAAAGTTATTATGTAGGATATTTATAGAGAAAAAACTCTATGGCAATTATCAACGAACCAGAAAGAAGTCAATTCTACCAAAAAGTAAGACATTTATTAGGAGCACCTTTAAGATCGGTGGAGTTAGAAGATGAAATGATGGATACCCTATTGGAGTATTCTATTGACGATTATTCCCAATACGTTCAAGATTGGTTAATTGAATCTCAATGGACGACTTTAAATAATTTAAATTTAGAAACTCAATCTTTATCTCGAGCTTTCATCACGAAAAGTTTAGATTTCGAAACTAGATACACTTACGCATATTCTAAAATTGTTGGTCTGCAGGCCGGTGGTGATTGGGAAATTAAAAAAGATTACATACAATTAGTACCTAATCAACAAATTTATGAGATACCAGCTGGTCGTGAAATAAATGAAGTTTTATGGTTTACACCATCAACTTTAAATACGACAATGTTTGGTATCGGTGGATTTGCCGGTGTTGGGGTAGGAACTGGTTTAGGTGGGGGTGGAGGACTCGCACAAGTTGGTAATATGGCAGGAAGTTATTATTTAACACCAGCGTTTGATATGTTACTTAGAATGCAAGAAGTAAACATACAACGAAGAATGTTTGCGGGAGAGTTAACATATTATATTACAGCACTTCCAGGTGGTAAAAAGGCGTTACACCTTTTAAATACACCTGGCGGTAAATTCGATTTCGGTAATGCGGAATTATCTAAAGGTCAAGTTTGGTATTGGTATTATGACACATCACAAGGGGATAGAGATAAATGTTTAGCAGATAATCCTGATATTGTCTTATTACCATCGGATGTTCCTTTTAATAAAATCAGTTGGGATAGGCTTAATAATCCGGCTCAGATATGGGTCAGAAGATGGTTTACCGCTTATTGTAAAGAAACACTATCAAGAGTTCGTGGTAAGTTTAGTGGTAACTTAAAGGCTCCTGATGGAGATCTAACTATGGATTATACGTCTTTGGCAACAGAAGCAAAAGATGAAAAAACAAAATTAATCGATGAACTAATAGGTGCTGAAGGAAGATTAACAAGACTTCGTCCTGAAAAAGTTATGGAAAGAGAAGCGTTACTCGCAGAAAACTTAAATAAGTCACTTAAGTTTAGAGCGATGCCAAGACAAATATATGTAATTTAATTTTATGGGAGTACTAAGAGAAAGACCAATAAGAAAAACCGTATTAAGAGGTAATAGATCATTAAGTATCGATACTTTTGAAACCGTAATTGTGAGTGATGAATTTTACTCAACAAGAGGTGAATTGTTAATCGTTGTAAGAGATGTCAGTCATTGTAAAATTAAACTTGATTCTACAATGACCGACAAAATTAAAATTAAAACTTTAACAAATTGTGTTATTGTTCCTGATATGGGAAGAATTGATGACGACTGGGATGAAATATCAGTTGGTCGTGGTGCTTGTGTTGAATTACAAAATGTTGGTGGAGTGTGGTATATCCTATCATCTGACGGACTTAAGATGGGATAACACGTTAAACGTGATGTTCCCATCCTTCTTCAGCCAATTCATACATATAGTCAGGATTAATACCTACCGATTCCCAAAAATCAACCTCACCTTGTTCCATCTTAATTAAGTTTTCATAAACATCATCCTGATCGCCAGGACTAAATGGTTTACCATTAATCAATTTACATTGGTCCGTAGTGTAAAAACCTCTATCTTCAGGATCTTTTACCAATAACGTATCCCTAACCTCATCATCAAAAACAATTAACAAAGGCTCAACACGTTTATTAAATGTTGCAATTGCTCTTTGGATATTGTACTCACCTAACATCTCAGGATTGTTCTCTAAATCTGACGGATCAATACGATAACAATTTAATTCAATGTGAGACCCGAGAACGGGCATCTTACCGTGAGTTGCGAAGTACGCGTCCTTATCTTTCTTAGACATTTTTTCATTAACTTTCTGAACGTCTCCGTGAGATGCTTTAGTCCCATTATTAACATAAAGAATCATATCACCAAGGTTTGACTGAATCTTATCTCTAATAATAAGTTCCATATGTGCCATTCGTGAATTAAGATTACCCGCTTTAGTTGTTTGTTTACTACGTTTAATGTAATCCTCAACACTTAACTTAACTTTTGATTTAGATGCAATCTCAGCCAACGGAACTCTTTGATCAAATATCTTTTGTATATATTCATAATACCACTCAATAAATTCTTTACCCTCACCTTTAAGTAATTGTTTTACTCCTTTATCTAAGAATTTCTCAATGTACTTTGGCATCTTTTTAGATTTAATACTATTACCTGTTAATTTGATTTTACCATTGTGTTCCATAGTTGCATAGTTCTTACGAGCTAAGTTAATACACGAATCCCAAGTTCCATCACAATCAAGTCCCATCTCACCTTTCATAAAGATGTCATTAAACTCTGCAACATCAGCATCATAACCACGATACTCCTTACCCTCTTTAACTAACCAATTTAATCCTTTACCGATATAAACTCTATCATCAACACCTTCAGGTGGTAAGGAGAAGTTCATACCATCGGTGTCACACACCAAAGGACTATAACCTCTCTTCTCAAAGAACTTTAACATCTGTCTAAGATATTGTCTACCCGTACAAGTAATCTGTTCACCCATATCGATATCTCCCCAAGGGAATACGTGTGGTGCTGATAACGATCCGAAGAATGCGTTGATAAAGATCTTAATTGGTAATTGCTTACGATCAAAAGATGTGGATTTCTTTTTATCAATGTCCTTATATTCCGCAGCCAAATTCTTATACATAATACGAGAGTTACGGAAGTAAGTTAACAATCCTTTCATCGCTCCCGTTATATCACACTCAGGGAACACGTCGTGAACTAACTGAATAGATGGGTATAATGAAGAGTAGTCAAGTTTTAATACGTCCTTAGAGTATCCTACTTTAAGTAATCGTGATAGACCACCGACGAAGTTTCTTTTTTCCTCTTTCTTAGGAACCGCTAATCCATTCTTGTAAGACCAAGCCAACATTACCATTTTCCATAATGTTGCAGTACCCATCGTGGATGCTCTCTCATATGTTGTTGGAACCAAAGATGCCAATAGAAACGTTGCTTGGTTGAACTCGTCATCCACAATCAACGTTTCGTCAAGGTCATCGTCAAGATAACGCTCAACTATGTCGTCCCCTGTTGTCTTTATGTATATACTTGGGTGTCTCCCACATACGTCATCAACATTTGAGTCAACACCAACTTTTTTGTATTTACCATTTTGTATGTTTAACCAATATTCTTCTTTCTTGGCGTACATAGGTCCAATACTTGTGTGGTCAATATAAATACGATCTTTAGCTTCGGCATCAATATACTTGGTAATATACTTCAAACCGGCTTCTTTAATACTTGAGTTGATTGCTTGTGCTCTACGAACTGAGTGAATGATATCGATTACATTGTATCCCCACATTTGGACTTGATTAAATCTCTCAACCTCATTTGCCAACTTCAACATCGATTCTTTCTGTGAAATTGTTTTCTGAGCGTTCATTGAGATTGCAATCTTTTTAATGTCCAAGTTCAAAGCCTTACATCTTTCAAAGATCCAAAACCAGTCAAAGTTCGCTGAATTATAACCCGAAATAATTGATGGTTTGATTTCATCTATGATTCTAAAAAATTCAACAAGACCTTTTCTTTCCTCATCGGCGTCCTTACACTCAATAACTTTCATAAAACCTTTATTGGTTTTCATTCCAATCATAAAGATACGACCGTCTTTCGGTTCCAACGCGGTCGTCTCAAGGTCAAATACAAATCTCGTAATGTCGTTGTATTCCTCAAATCCTTTGAATAATCTTTTCTCTTTTGATACCAAGTATTGTTCTACGGGAGATAATAACATTATTCTATCTTTAGCTCTCTCACTCCAAGGGTCTAAACCTCCATCACGAAAAAACTGAATAAGTGCTCGGTATCCTTTCATTGATTTAACAAGGAACGTTAAACCATTTTCTAATCGTTCATTACCATCAGTTCTTAACTTTTCGATAATGATTCCGTGTTTTGACATTGCCTCCTTTTGTAGTCCTTTGGACCCAGAGTAAAAGTTGAGACCACGAAGATCACCAACCCAAGCAAATGCAATGAGGGTGTCCCTATTGATTGATTTTCCTTTGCCAGGAACTTCTTTGATTTTATAAATGTGGTCGGAGATGTAATCGTATTCGATTGCTACGATGTGTTCCTCAGGGTCATTACCCTCTAGGAAATTCTTAATTTCTTCTTGTGATATCATACTATTTACGGTTGGTTTATTTACTGCCGAATTTGGTCGACATTTACCTTCGTAGATAAATATAAGTTAAAGAAATTGGGATATCAACATAGGGATGCGGAATTTTGTAAAACCCCGTTTGTGAATTGAATTAGGTTAAATGATCCTTCTGTCCACATTATAAAATACCCTGTGTCGTTAGTTGGATAACAAGTTGTTTCATTTTCGAACGCTAACGACCCTACGGTTGGTCCGTTCACATTAAAGTATCTGTCGTAATAACCATTGTAAGTACAATCTGTATTTCTTAAACATTCTAAAACATAACACGCAAGTTCTAAATTCTGACTAAAGTTACCTTGCTCAACCGTACTATAAATTAATTGTTCGTATCTTGGGTGAATACAAATAGGTTGGTTTGGCGTTTGAGTCGGAGTTGGGGTAGGAGTTGGTGTTGATGTTGACGATGGTGATGGTGTCGGACTAATTACCGGATCAGGTGTTGACGTTGGTGTTGGAGAAGGGAATGGAGTTGTACAACAATTATATTCCAAAACATAACAAGGATTATAAGGTAAGTCATCGGCAATGTAACTCTCAACAATATTAATAAAAAGAGGTTCCCTAATTGGTAAAACCAATGTTCCCGTCTCATTAATAAATAAAAATTGACCTTCGTATCTACCAGGTTTACTTGTGTCTAAACCATTGAATCTGTAGTACACGTAATATTCGGGACTTGCGTTAGGATCCATTTCTAATTTCTCCACAAACCCTGCGGACTTCGTATTGATCTTTGGAATTCCAGTTTCTGTATTTACCATCGAAAAAAAGATACTAGACGTTTCAATGAACTTCATCATTGAGTTGTAGTCCTGTATCCCTTCATTCACAATTTGCATTTTTAATAAAGGAAGTGTTGCGTTCTGTGCGATAGTAAAATCCATCTATTCTTTTATCTATAAATATAAGGAAACTGAAAGTTGGTATTAACAAGAACCATTATCAGTTTTAGTTATGTATGGTTGTGGAACATACGTTGAAACGCATAAAGTAGTACTTTGATTATAATTAAGTGTCACCCCACTATAACGGCCCTCACAATTGTAAATTACAAACGAGTATGGTACATCTTCAGTTTTAGTAAATGTCATACTATTACAAGGTATTGGGGTACCGCACTCATAACTATTTATTACTTGACAATAATTATTTGTATAAAAATTATACGGTCCAACACATATTATTGTACTTGGATCATATGGGACACCATTTCTTAACATAATCTTAAAGAACCCGTGATTAATACTGAAAGCGGTGGTCGTAAATTCAGGACTTGAGTATAATGTTTGACCTATTGGTAGGTAATTAAGTTCAGGTGTGTACGCCGTTTTCCACTCATCAGTTTTCGCACAAGCATCCTCATAATCGGCAACACCTGTACTAAGAACCCATTCGGTGTAACCTATTGGTTGTGGTATTGTTGTGCTAGTTGTTGTCGGACCTGTAGTGCTAGTTGTGGTTGTTGGTATGTTAGTTGTTGAAGTTGTTGTTGGTGATGGACCTGGACCTGGATTTATCCCACCTGACCCAAAACAACACGGATAATCAATTACATAACAACTTGCATATTCCATATCGTCAATAATAAAACTATCCGTAACATTAATATATATATCTTCATTTAGTGGGAGAACTAAAACTCCTGTATTATTTCTAAATAAAAACTGACCTTTGTATCTACCAACTTGTCTTGTATCAAAAGGTGTGAATTGATAGTAAACGTAATATTCTGTAGTATCACTTATATCTAATTGTGGCTTTGCCATTAAACCAGCCGGTCTTGATGTTATTTTTGGAATGTCGTTCTCCGTATTTACCATAGAAAAAAATATGTCAGTCTCAGATAAAAACTGCATAGATCTATCGTAATCACTTCTTCCGTCTTTGATTACATTTATTTTTAGTGTTGGAAGTGTTGCGTTTTTCTTGATAAAAAATTCCATTTAACCTTTTATCAATAAATACTACGATTAGAATTCTTTTCTTGAACTTCCCTCATAGAAATCAAATCTATTATGTTCCGTCGGTGTCATCAATAAAACACCAGCACTAACCCTACCATTAACCATTTGTTTATAACAATGAGACATCAATGTTTGCTCATAAGGATAATCAAATTTAGTTTCGATATAACATTTATAATTACCTTCACGAGACAAAATGATTGGCCAATTAGATAAATATACCTCACCCGTTGCGTATGGAACACCTTCGTGTGATTTTATATGTTTAAATTCTAAATTTGGGACATTTGGGCTTTCCCCGTGATGGGCTAAATTT